TTCACAGGACGACATTGTTCGTGCTCGTGAGCAAGAGAAAGCCAAACTATACCCTCAACTCGAAAAGTTGAAAGACGAACTTGCGACCCTGAAGAAGGAGCGTGATGAGCGTGTGGCTGAAGAAGACCTTAAGCGTCAGGCTGCTGAAGCAGAACAGCAAAAGAAGTTAGAAGAAGAGATGGATGTTCGTGCTCTTTTACAAAAGAAAGAGCAAGAATTTCAATCTCAACTAGAAGAAGAACGTATCGAACGAGAAAGAGCGTTTGCACTTCTAGAGCAAGAGCGTCAATTCCAAGAATTGATGCAATACCGTCAACAAAGACTAGAAGCAGAGCGTGAGAACATCATTCCTGAACTTGTAGATTTGATTGAAGGAAATAACCGCGATGAAATCGAGCAGAGCATCGCAAGTCTTAAAGATAAATCTGCTCGGATTCTCGACTCTGCAGCACAAGCGATGAGCAGTGCACGTAGAGAAATGGCTGGGGCAAGAGTAACTGCACCAGCATCAGGACCTCTCGATAACGACACGGAACAACGTTCGTACTCTCCCGATTCAATTCGGGACATGTCACTGGCAGACTATGCGAAGAACAGAGCCAAGTTACTTGGCGACGCAACAAACAATCGCGGTCGGGGACTGTTCGGGTAAGCCCAAACAATTAACCATCTAACAGGAAAGGACTGATTCCAAAATGGCATCAGCAATTACTGGCACAAGTGAATTAGCAGGAGCACCTACCGCTTATTCAGGTAGCAACTCTTCACTTTCACAAGCCATTCAGACCATTTGGTCTAAAGAAATCCTGTTCCAAGCGATGCCAATTCTTCGCTTTGAACAATTCGCAGTAAAGAAGACCGAACTTGGTGTAGCACCAGGACTTCGCGTTAACTTCCTCCGCTACAAGAACTTTGCGGTAGACCCAACACCTCTAACTGAAGGTGTTCGTCTAACTACAAACGCTCTTACAGCAGAACAAATTGCAATCACCGTTGCTGAACATGGCTACGCAGTTGCAGTTTCTGAGTTGCTATTGAACGCATCATTCGACGACGTAATGGCTTCAGCCTCACGTCTTCTTGGTCGTCAAATGGCTCAGTACCTAGATGTACAAGCACGTAACACTTTGGGTGCTGCAACTTCTGCAGTATTCGGTTACGACCGCTCAGGCATCACAGGCGGAGCATTTACTAACTACGATGAAGGTACACCTGCAACAGGTATTGCTGACATCGGAGCAAACGACAAGTTGACAACTGCAGCCGTTAAGGACGCAGCATTGACACTTGCTTCAAAGAACATCCCACGTTTAGGTGAAACCTACGTGCAGTTCATTCACCCAAAGCAGTCACGTGACATTCGTTCAAACCCAGAGTTTATCGAAGTTACAAAGTACGCTGCTCCAGGTAACTTCATGCTCGGAGAAATCGGTCGTCTATACGATGTTGTATTCATTGAAACAACACAAGTAAAGAAGATTGCATCAGGAACTGCTGTAAACTACAGCAGCATCATCGGTGCACCTGCAGACCAAACAGAAGTTCCAGTAAAGGCAAACACTGGCCCAGGAACTGGTGGAAACCCAGAAAACCCAGGACAGTCTGCTCCATCAGGAACAACTGCAGTTGATGTCTACGAATCAATCATGATTGGTGACAACGCATTTGGTCACGCTATTTCTCTTCCAGTTGAACTACGCGATGGTGGCGTTCTTGACTTCGGTCGTGAACACGCTCTTGCATGGTACGCAATCTGGGGTCTTGGCGTAATCACAGACCAAGCAATTTGCAAGGTCTACACTGCTTAGTATTTAAGCATTAGGTCGGATGAGTCCCATACTCCTTCTTTGGGACTCATCCGCCACAAAAACAAATAGAAACCAGGAGAATAAACATCGTGGCAAACACACCAACAAGTCCGCTTGATGCAACAGGCAAAGCAGCGGAAAAAGCACAAAAGGCTAATGCGGAAGCATTACGTAAGCGTCAAGATGAAATTTCAGTCGCTGCACGTATTGAGGCTCAAAGTCTGGAAACTGATGTCTTCGACCCAAAGAATCCAGATAAACCGATTGTTCTAGACGAAATTCAAGAAGTAGGCGTATCACTAGCAAACGATAAGGTCGTTATCAGAACTATCACTGATATTGAAGATATGACCTACGGTGTAGGCAACACTTACACCTTTAAGGCTGGAGTTAAATACTCTGTCCCTCGTGAAATGGCTGATTATCTTGAAGGTCTAGGTTACATTTGGCGACCAAACTAAATCTTTAGTTTGTCGTCAATAAATCGTACGCCTCACTGGTTTCCGCCCTCCTCCCAGTGAGGCGTACCTTTTTGTACTGAAGAAACCGATTTATTTAGAGAACATTAGTTCCGAGGAAAGAACAGCATGGAGGATAGATGACGACCGTGGCTAGTCTCATAGACCTAGTTCGGTCAGAGTTGGGTGACACACCTAAATCGTTTGTTATGCAATTTATGGCAGACGGTACTACTAATAGGTTCACCCTGCATTACTCTCCAGTAGATGCTGATGATTTATTTGTAAGTTTTGACGGAGTAGATGTCTCTGATAATTGCTCTGTAGAAGAAGCAACAGGCGTACTAGTTACCGATAACGTTCCCGTAGAAGGAACTGAAATTACAGTTGCTGGAAATTATTTCCGTTATTTTACAACTGTAGAACTTCAACGTTTTGTAGAAAACGCTTTACTTCAACATTCTAATAATAGAACTGACTCTTTAGGAAGAGTTCAAACAGTAGCCAACCTTCCTGCCATTGAGGTTTACCCAGTATCTTTACTTGCCACTACGTTGGCTCTTTACACACTTGCTACTGACTCTGCTTTTGATATCAACGTGTTTGCTCCAGACGGCGTTACAATTCCACGTTCTGAGCGTTACCGCCAACTTATGGACATGATTCAAGCACGTAAAGACCAATACCGAGAACTATGTATTCTGCTTGGTATTGGCATGTACCGCATTGAAGTATTTAGTTTCCGCAGAATTTCAAAGACAACAAACCACTATGTACCTCTATACCGACCACAGGAGGTGGACGATTACTCCTACCCAGAAAGAATCGAACTTACAAGACCTACCTATGGAGACCAACCATCAGAGCACCCTTATGACTCTGTGGAACTCACCGCTTATCAAGATGTGGCTTTCTCCTACTCCCTACCTTATACGGGTGACCTCACAACTAAGGGCGTGGTTGCGAACATAAGGTGGAAGGCTGGAGTCTTACAAAGCCACATGCCGTTTACAGTTTCGGTCACATCAACGTCTTCAACCAGTCATACTATTACTTTAAGTTTGACACAAGAACAAACTAAGAGACTTGCACAAAGAATGTATTGGGACGTTAACTTTGTATATGACTCAGACGGTCATATTGAAACATACAAGGCTGGCAAATTATTTACTGTTCGTGAGGTGACAACATAATGGCAATTAATCCGAACAGCCCTAAATATCCAGAGATTGACCCATCACTACTTCCTGCTGTTCCAGGACAACGTGGTGCAACAGGTCCTCGTGGTGCAACTGGTCCTACAGGTCCAGCAGGTGTAGCAGGTTCTGCTTCTGCAACAGGTGCTACAGGTGCACAAGGTGCAACAGGTCCAACAGGACCAATATCAAACGTTACAGGTCCAACAGGACCTCGTGGTTTTTCAGGCCCAACAGGTGAGCAAGGCCCAACAGGTCCTCGCGGTGCTGTGGGCGATACAGGTGGAGTTGGTCCAACAGGTGCACAAGGCACAGTTGGTGCAACAGGACCGACAGGTGCTACTGGTCCTCAAGGTCCAACTGGTAGTGCTGGTGTCATCGGTGTTGACGGTTCAACAGGACCAACTGGTTACACAGGTCCGACAGGACCACAAGGTGCTGCTTCAACAGTCACAGGACCAACTGGCTACACAGGACCACAGGGTTCTACAGGACCTACAGGACCGACAGGTTACACAGGACCAATTGGTGCAACTGGACCTACTGGACCACAAGGCGTAACAGGCCCAACAGGTTACACAGGCCCTACAGGGTTACAAGGCCCAACAGGTGCAACTGGTGCTGCTTCAAATGTCACAGGACCTACAGGTTCACAAGGACCAACAGGACCAACAGGACCTGCAGGTGCTGCAACAGTAATCAAGGGTGAGTATTCAGACATTGGAACTCTTCGTATTGCACAACCAACTGGTGCAATTGGTGACTCTTATCTTTTAACAAATGGTGACCTTTGTGTTTGGAATCCAACCCTTGCTGATTGGCAAAACGTTGGAAACATCCAAGGTGTACAAGGACCACAAGGTATTCAAGGACCTACTGGTGCAACTGGTGCTGCATCTAATGTAACTGGTCCAACTGGTTCTCAAGGTCCTACAGGTCCTACAGGTTACACAGGTCCTGCATCTAATGTAACTGGTCCTACAGGTTCTCAAGGTCCTACAGGACCAACAGGTGCAACTGGTGCAGACTCAACCGTAACTGGTCCTACAGGGTACACAGGGCCTACAGGACCGACAGGTGCTGCTGGTACTTCTATCAATGTTCTAGGAGTTGTAGCAACAACTGGCAA